CATTAGTGAATTATATTACAAGACCTTATACGACATATGGTTATTTGGGGGGTATTCGTGGGAAATTATCAAAAGCAGGGACGGCAGCAGAGTTGAAAGTATCTACCATATTCCATTCCAAGATGTTCGTGTTGGAAAACAAGATGTAGAAATACACAACAGGGAAAATGGTGTTTTTTATGTATGTGAAGATTGGCAGAACACACAACAAAAAAGATTAGTTGTAAAGTTCCAATCATTAAATATGGAAACCCGTGAAGGTCGTGAAATGGTATATTGGAAAGATTATACCCCAACGATGAATAGACACTATCCTTTAACACCATATCAATCTTCTATTGATAGTTGTGTATTGGAAGCAGAAATCTACCAATTCCACAAGACAAACTTGGCAGCATCACTTATGCCGAACTTATTTGTAAGTTTGATAGGAGACCCTACACCTGAAGAACGACTTTCTACATACGAAGAATTGGTTAGGTCTTATCAAGGAAAGAACGGACAAAAACTTATGTTGGCGTTCAGTAATTCTGCTGATGAAAGACCTGTTATTGAACCAATTAGTAATACGGGTAATGATAGTTTCTATACCGAAATATTACAAATGTGCGTTCAGGCAATCCTTACAGGACAACAAGTCGCATCACCATTACTTCTTGGTATTTCAACCTTGAATAATTCAGCATTCAGTCAAAACGCAGAAGAAATAAATGTGGCTTGGAACTTGATGATGGAAACCACAATTAAGCCTATGGTTAGAAAAGCAAACGCATCTATTGAAAACATATTAGCGTTAAAATACGATAGACCAATCAAATTGATAAACAAGTTTAGAACACCCGAATTATGATATATTGGATAGACGAAAGTTATGTTCGTGATAATTTACCCGTAGAATATTCCCTTTTAAGTGGAAACATCTTACCTGCCTTACAACAGGCTCACTTCATCAACGCTCGTGATATATTGGGTGATAGATTGTTTGATAAGATAAATGAATTGATTATCACCAACACGATTGATGACCCTGCTAATGAAAGGTTCAAGTTCTTATTGGATAATTACCTACAGAATGTAGTGTTGTATTGGACGATGAATTATCTAACAATCAACCTATTAGCAAAATACGCAAACAGGGGCGTTCAATCACAACAAGGGGAGTTCAGTAATAATGTTGATTTATCTGTTTGGCGAACCTTGAAAAATGAGTTTCAAGATTTAGCAACTTATTATAGTCAAAGATGTAATGATTGGTTATACTGGAACCAAAACGATTATGTCCCATACTATACTTATATGCTTTCCAACGGATTACAACCAGCAAATCCCCGTGATAAGTTTAGAAATGGTGGTCTTGTTTTAGGGGCTCGTAGGAGATTTTCCTATAACAATATGTGCTGCTACTAATAAAGTGTCTTAAACACGAAATAAAGTGTATCTACCGAAGTATAATAGGGGTGAAAGTATATCGGGTTATGTAGCCCGTTGTTCCACTACTGCTGATATGGTAAATAATGTAGATAGTATTTCCGTTCGTAGAAGTATCTGTAAAGAACACGCAGACCAAATGCGTCAGGCTTTAAGACAACCCTTTACTGAACCTGAACGAAAGTTGGGTCAAAAATAATTTAATTTTTTTTACTAATCATTTGACTTTTGTTCCGTTTGGAACTATTTATTGTATATGGGAAACAATAACACGAAGGAAGTGCGACCCGTTGCGGAGCGCCCCTTACACGACAAACTTACCAACAAAGATTTATTATCGGTTAAACAACAAGAATGGTTCAGGGAATTATCCCTTGAAAAATCTATAAACTTTTACCAAAACTTAAAAAAATAATTATGCCAAGACCAAAATTATCAGCAACGCAAGTTCGTAGAATTAAAGTATTGTTGGAAGGTGGGGAACATACCCATCAACAAATCGCAGACAAATACAAAGTATCTAGAACACAAATCACCAAAATCAATCTTGGGTTGAAGAACCCTATGGATAAAAACGGAAGATGGGGCGATATTGAAATATGAAAGAAGTGTTTATAGTTTATAGACCCTATAAAGATTTATCCACGATTGAATGTTTATTGATGTCGTGGATAATTTCCTTGAACGATGCTAGACAAACAATTTGTTTTAGTAATGAATATGCTGGCAAATTACTTAAAGTAAGTGATAGAACAATTAGAAGTTCTGTTTCTAAATTGAAATCACTAGGTCATATCAATACATTCCAAACCAGAGACAGAAGATTTATTTATCTAAACAATCGTCCTGAAATTGAAAACATTTCCCTTGAAGTTTGTAATATAGATGGGGTGGAAAATACTTCCACACAAGAGGAAATAATTTCCATACAGGGTGGAAAAGATTTCCATACAGACAGGAAAATAATACCATTAGGGGAGGAAAATATTTCCACATATAATAAAGAAGATAATAAAGATAATAACGATACGCAAGCGTCGTATGAAACTGATTTAAGATTTAATAAAATCGTTGGACTATTTCCAAAGTCAAAACAGAAAGGAATACAGGAAGCGTTTGATTATACTTGGTTGTTCTTGAATGATGACGAAAAGAAACAGATTGAAAAGATATTACCTGTTTATCTTCAACGAAATAAAGATGAACCAAAGTTCATCAAACCAGTCAATAAATATTTCAACGAAAAGTTTTGGATTACCGATGATATTTCACTAACTTTGTTGAAAGAAAATAAAACCAAACCAGTTAAAAAATACAAGTTCTAATATGAAAAAAAAATATTCACCAGAAGGAAAACCATATCTGTTTTCAACAGACGAGTTTATTGAAGGATTGTCTTTGGCAATCATAACCAATCTACATAGGGTAGAAACAAAAGAACTACTAACTGCGGAAGAAAGGTTATGGGAAGCAGCGTTTGTGTATCTTGAAAATTGTGATGATGATAGTGCGATATACACACACACGATGCTCGGTATTACCAATAATCAAAATGATATGATTAAATACTGGTTAGGAGAGGCTATAAAAACCATTATGGGATATATTCCCACAAAGGAAAAGAAAGTCAAACTGGCGTGGGGAAAGACCTATAAAACACCACATAACATATTAGTTAGGGAAACTGAAGACGACAAACACATCGCACTTAAAGTTTTTACTGATGGGTTGATTATGAATAAGAAGGACTTTAATAAACTGATGACCGACTTGAATACTACCCTTGATGAAATCACTATGGTTCAGTTCAACAGATTACAATATAACATTTCACTTACATTAGGATTGGGTGATGATGGGTATTTTGCGAAATACAAAAGTATTAGAACCTTCAAGGAAAGCGTCATCACCGAAAGGGGAATAGACAGGAAGGATTTAGTCAGTAAAGTCATTTATGATATTGATAATGGTTTTACAACCGATAAAGAACTTGATGAATTAGTATCATCAATATTCACTATAATTGAATAATTGAATATATTTATGTTTAAGGGGGGTTTGCTTTCTAATAGTGTTTCCCATATACTATTCTTATTCGTTTGTCCTAACTATTCAACCCCCCTTTTTAATTGAACGAAGATGGAACTAAATGATGATGATTTACTGATTAGAAGAAAGCGTGTTGATGAATACGGGGAATGGGAATATGAATGTAGGTATTGTGATAGATGGCTCCTTAAAACAAAGTTTAGGGGTTGTGTAGATTACATAGACGCTTATGGGAATTGTTTGATGTGTATGAATTGTAGAGCATCAAAAGGACAACAAACACAAAAGGAAAATATGGATAGGGAACTAAAAGTAATTCTAAATAACTTGAATTATGATACATCAGGGAACATACCGATTTGGATACAATTTCACGAACGACATAATTTACCAATAAAAAACAAGGACAACTAATATTTATAGATTATGAATGATGTAATAACGACCGCTGTAATTGGTTTTATTTCAACGATAGTAGGATACATCGTTGGTAATAGAAAAACCAAGGCAGAAGCAAACAGATTGGAAATTGAAAATGTTAAAGAAGTAATATCTGTTTATACGATGGCAATAAATGACTTGAAGGTTGAAGTCAAAGAATTAAAATCACAATTAGAAAAATACCAAACCCATATTGAAAAATTGGAAAAGGAGTTATATTCTTTTAGAAGTGATATGAACCCTGAACTAAAAAGAAACGCACTATGATTGATAATGTAGAAGATGTTGAAGTAGGTGAATTGTTTAACCTACCTATTGAAGACAGGAAGAAGGTAATAGAAGCAGGCGTTGATGTATTGTTTCAACAAATCATCATCACCGCACAGATGACGGATATATTACCATCGCAGTTGTTGAATAACACACTAGCGAATATTGAAGAACAAATAAAACACCACACCGAAAACGACAACTACGAAATGTGTTATTATTTCACAGAAATCTTTTGGGAAGCAAATAAACGATTAGATGATTTAAGAAAGGAAAAAGGAAATGTGTTCGTGTAAGCAAAGTCCATTACAGAAGGTAGAAAGTAGGCTCGCCAGTCGTGGTTGGGGTAATATAGCAAATAGTGAATTGCGTTTAATAGACGAGTTCATTTTTACAAAATTAGGGGTAAGACCATCTACCCAACAAGAAAGAATTGATATGTATGGAACAGCCAAATCAAAATGATAAACCAAAAAGCAGACAGGGTAATTATGTCTATTCAAGGGAAGCCAAGAACAGACATTCAACTATCCAAAAGCAGAATTGTATTATCAATAAACTAGCCGAAGGTAAATCGGTAAAACAGGCAACCAAACTATGCGGTTGTAGTGATGTTTCTTACTACAGGTGGAAGAAGTATGACGAAGAGTTTAAGACCAAGATTGAAGAATATTTCCAAATTGAATTAGAACAGGCAGAAGAAATATTAAAACAATCTTTAGCAGAAAACCCAAACTTACTTCAGTTTTTCTTAAAACACAGGCACCCCGAATATAAGGTCAAGCAATCTATAGAACTGAACCATACTGGTTTAGACAAAATAGAAGTCCGTGTAATACTACCGACAAATTACCAAGATACTACCCCTGAAGACCCTGATGTTCTTTGATGACTGCCATTATTAAAAACTGGTCTTGGGGATAGATAAAAAGGAAGGTGTAAAAAACCTTCCTTTTTTTTTGTGATATGTTTGGCAGTTTCAATAATTCGCCGTTTCTTTGTGGTATGAATACTAAACGAGAAATGAAATACAAGATGAGCGAACAATTTGCGATTATCCAACACTTCAACGCTAAAAACCCTGTGGTAATCAACCGATACGAAAATATGTATGGTATTACTTTAGAAATGTTGGTTGAAGAAGCCAACGAATTAGTATCATTATACAACCGAAAGTTCGGTAAGAGATTTGGTAATGCTTACTATTGGGTTGTAGTTGATGGTAAGGCATACAAAAAAGTTGAAAATAATTTTGTAGAAATCAATTAAACTAGTATCTTTGTATTATGAAAAACACACAAAAAGGATTACCGAAAAACTTTGATAAATTATCGCAGTATGATAAAGTTTTAACTTTGTTGAATATGGCGTTTGATTATCCTATGGAATATAAGGTTTTACCATTATCTAAACTTTGGAGTATTGATGAAAATGTATCACAGAACATACATAATCAAACAAGGGACAATTCAACCGAGCATCATTACAACCAAGTTATTATGAATAATATTTTGGATTTTGTAAAAAAACATTTGGCAGTATCAAAATAATCAGTATCTTTGTAAGACACAATCACACTATAAAAAAATAAACCACTATGAAAAACCAAGAACAACAAATCAAAGAGAAAATTGAAATCATCATCGGTAATGTAATCGCAGAAGCAAACACCTTGAAAGAATGGGTTGATGTAGCAGGTAATGAAAAGTTCAAGACCAAAATTGGTAAGATTAGTTTGTTGGATTTGATAAACCCATCTAAACTTGACGCAAAATCATTCATCGCTCTTATTAGTATTATGGGTAGAAAAGATGTGGTATTTGGTAATCTTCCTGATGATGTAATCCAAGCGGTTTGTGTGGATATGTGTGGTGATAATTTGACCCAAGAACTTAAAAATATTTTTAACTAATCGCTTGTATAATCCAAATATAATCCTGAACTTTGTATCACTATGAGAAGCAAAAGAGAAAACCAAGCAATTACCTACGAAGAAGGAAAGATTACACAGATATACGCAACCTACTATGTAGAACATAAAGGGATTGAAACCATCTGGTATATCAATACTGACTGGTATTGTCCCCAACCTGAAGAAAACCCTTATTGGAAAGTTGATGATGAAAATGTTGAAGACAAAATTGTAGAACACATCAAATCAAAGTTCCGTAAGTTTGTTAAAACTTTTCATAATAAAAACTTTTAATATATTTATAGATATGGGAACAAACGCAATTTTTAAGATTTACGACAACGGAAAGTTCGTAATGGGTTCGTGGATTAAATACGATGGTGGGGTTGATGATACATCAGCATTACGACCTGTATTATATTCTTTAGGTAAGGACTTTAACAAACAAAGATTTTATCACACAATCAATAAGTTTGTAAATGATGGTAAGTTTGGTAGTATGTTTGGTAATAAGAAAAAACCATTCATCAATCAAATCAACGAAGAAGGTATGGCACCTGTTGATGTATTGTTTTGGGACATTCCTTTAAGTGATAAGAAATTGATGGAAGATTATATTTGGGGTCAGTTCATCTATGAAATCCGTTATGTAAAAGATGGTGTGAATATTAAAGTTTCCTATAATGGAAATGAAATAACCAAAAAGATTGGTAGGGAAATGTATGGTAATTTAAGAACTGCTGATAGTCAGCATATCCTAATGGACTTAAATAAATGGGTTGATGAAATTGATTACGGATTAAACGATTGTGATTGTAAAGATGAAAAACCCCCAATAGAAAGAAAGGAACAAACAATATGATAGGTGCTAGTAAATTGGACGAACAGAAGGTTCAGGAAATCAAACGATTATTCGCAACAACGATGTTGTGTGATGGGGACATCGCAGAAATGTATGGTGTATCCCGTGAAATGATAAATCAAATCCGTAGTGGAAAAAAATGGAACGATGAAAAAAGGTCATTTGTTATGAAAGACCAAATGAAGAGTTATACGAAGACAATTACAATAGTTAGGGGTAATCAGTATTCATCACAAATAAGTCCCGTAGAAACGACGCAGGGTAGGTTATTCATAGTATTACACTACATAGGTGATGAAGTATTCCAAGAGACATCAAGGGTATTCACAACTGAACCTGATTATGAACTATTCAAGGAAGAACACTATAAGTTTATTAAAAAGGTAAATGTATGAAAATCCCAAGACAACGAAAATCAAATCACAATAGAAGGAAGTATAGAATATTAGTAATCCTTCAAGCGATAGAATGGTCTATCCAATTAGAAAGACAAATGGGTAGTATCAAATATTATCAAAAATAGTTTGGCAGTATCAAAACTTATCCGTAATTTTGTATCACTATGGGAAACACAATAATAATCACAGACATCGCATTTACTTACTTATGGGACGAAAAGTATTTTAAGAACTACAATCGTGAAAACAATTTGACTGAAGAAGAAATTGAAGAACGATGTGAAGAACTTAAAAGTCAAACAACATTAGAAGTTGATTTGGACGATTATGATTTTGATGAAGAAGAAGATGATATTGACGATTTTTTGGTTGATATTATTGAAGAAGAAACTGGTGAATATTTTTCAACTTTTTCTTGGGAATATCAAAACTAATCCGTAATTTTGTATCACTATGAAAGACAAACAGAATAAGAAAAAAAACTTCATCATCGTTAGGATTATGGAAAATGGTGTATGTATTCACGCTCACGAAATCACTAACCTATATGGTGAGTTGGCTAAATACACAAAACAATCATTCCCCAACGAAGCGGGTGGATACACAACAATCGTAGAAATAAACGCAAAGTAATATGAGAAGTAGAAGTAAGTTAAATAAGAAAGAAACCAGTATGGTTTTAGAAGTATTGAAACCTGGTTTCGTTTTAACTGATGAAACCTTTGGTTCTTCACACACCAAAGATGTTATTATATCTTGGGAAGATATACCAAAGGGGGAAAGAGCAAAAACAAGTCGGGGTATTCATATCAAAAGAACTACAACAATCATCGCTGATGAAATGGCTTATACTATGGGACAGGTAGATAGTATTACTAATGAACCTATTGTAGAAATTAGTTATTTTACACGACCACAACATCACATTTCTTTTGAGAAATGTTTGGCAGTATAAAAAATATTTACTATCTTTGTAAGACAAACGAAATAAAAATATGGAAAACTACACTATTGAATTGAATGAACCCAAAACTAAAATGTTGGCGTTTATGTTAGACAACTTTGACTTTGATAAGTTTATTGAAGAAAACCCTGAAATTGAAACCGAAGGAAGTATTGGTTGGTATGAAGATAATATCAACTGGCTTCTAAACGACATCGCTGAAATTAAAATCGTAAATAACCTATAAGATATGGCACAGAATAAAGACAGACAAATCGCATCACAAAGTTCTATGAAGTTGGTTCTTGATTGGGCTACTTCCTGTGGAAAGTGTTTAACTATGAAGGAACTTGTGGGAATGTCCGTAGTCCTTGTGGATTATGTAGAAAACGGATACACCGCCGAATTAGGTAAAAGATTAGAAACAATCCAAGACCATATAGATAATAAAGGACTTCCCAAGAAGTAATTGTGATTGTCCTATATTGTTGAAACCCTAACCCGAAAAGGTTGGGGTTTTTTGTTATACATCTTTTTACAACATAAACTATATTTATAGTATTCTGGGGGATTACCCGATTTTTCGTATGGAAGTAAAAGTATCAACATTATACTTGGATATAGACAAGGCAGTCAAGGAAGGTAAAAGACATATATTCCTTCGTGGCTCATCAAGAAGCGGTAAGACATATCAAACCATATCCTACCTGATTTTATACATTCTACAGAACCCCAACACAACAATTACGATAGTTAGGGACACACTTGTATCAATCCGTAATTCTGTTCTATTGGACTTTCAGGAAGTAATGAACCAAATGGGTTTATACAACCCTGAACTATTCAACAAGACAGAAGTAATCTACAGGTTTGATAATGGTTCATTAGTTAGGTTCTTGGGAGCAGATGATGGTTCAGGAAAACTTCGTGGTATGAAACAAGACATCGTATTCATCAACGAAATTACATCAGTATCCCAAGATGCGTTTATTCAGTTAGACATTAGAACCAGTAGGTTCATCATAGCAGATTACAACCCATCGGCTAGTGATGATTGGTTCGTTTATGAATTGGAAGAAAAACCTGAAAACCAACTAATCATTTCAACCTACAAACAGAACCCCTTTTTAGATGACCGAATTGTAAAATCTATTGAAGGGTTGAAAGACATAGACCCTGAAATGTATGAAGTTTATGCGTTGGGTAAAAAGATTAAACCCCGTGAAACAATCTTTATCAATTGGGAAGTGGTTAAAGAAGCACCAAGATATTCCAAGATGTTAGGTGTAGGAATTGACTGGGGTTATTCTAATGACGAATGTGCGTGTGTATGGGGACTTATCAACGAACCTGATAATGTAATCTACCTGAAGGAAGTATTCTATGAAAAGGGATTGTCTAGTGATGATATATTATTCAAGATGCGTGAAGGTGGATTACAAAAGACCTTTGAGGTCATCGCCGATAGTAGTGAGCCCCGTATGATTGACGAACTGAAGAAGGGTGGTTATTCAAGAACAAGGGGGGTAAAGAAGGAAGCAGGGTCAGTCCTGTATGGTATAACCGAAATGAAAAAGTATAAACTACAGATTGACGCATCATCAACTAACTTGATTGAAGAACTAAAGAACTACAAATGGTTCAAGGACAGGTCAGGGAACATCACCAGTAAGACAACAGGTAGAGACCACTTATTAGACGCCGCAAGGTATTTGATTACGGAAATGACCTATAAGCCAAAAGTGAAATATAGTTTTATGTAATTATGAAAATTAAAAGATTAGGAAAGGATTATGATTATGACTACAAGTCAATCATAATGAAGGGTGAATATTATAGAGCCCTAAAAGAACTATCAATAAAAGAAAAGAAACCATTAGGTAAGATGATAAATATATTAGTGAAACATTATGAAAGTAGTATTAGGTAAAAAAGAATATGGGATATTACCCATCACAATAGAGCAGTATGAATTACTGAAGAAAAACCCCGACATTAAAGCAACAGAATTGATTACTATGATGACGGGAGCACCGATTGAAGAAGTGAAACAAGCACCCTTCGCACAAGTATCGTTCGTGGCAAAGATGTTGATGACTGAATGGGGTAATACAGACACAACACCCCTACAATTAGTAGTGGATTTCAAGGGGGTTAAATATGGTTTGATTAAACCATCAAACATCAGTTATGAAGAATGGATAAACCTTGAAGTGTTTATGGCTGAAAGTCCTTTGGATTTAACCAAGTTGGCAGTCCATTTATACAAACCATTATCCAACAATAAAGAAGGTGATGATAGGGAACTAATACCCTATTCATTAGACGAATGTATGGGTCGTATGAATGACTTTAAGCAGTTCCCCATAACTAGTTTATTTTCAGCCCTTTTTTTTTTAACAACTTTCGTTCAAGAACTTACCAAAGTTTCCCTATCATCTATGGAGACGAAAATGATAGAGAACAACAAAAAAGACAAAGCAAAAACAAAGATACTACGCCACAAGAAGTCCAACAATCCGTAGTAGATTTTTATTACCAATCACTTATGTTGTGCGCTCAAGACGACATCTTAAAAGTAAATCCCGTTCTTAAATTGGAATTGTTTGAGGTCTTATCATATTTATCATATAGGTTAGATAAGGCACATAAAGAAAACCAGAAAAACCAAAAAACAATACAATAATGACTATAAAAGATATTATACAAATATTCGCAGTATTCACGGCACAACACCCAATACTACAAACTTTCAGTTGGGGTAATCTAGCGGATTATTCAAGGGACGATTATATTACAAAGTATCCTGCGTTCCACGCTGTTCCACAGCCATCGTTAGTTGAAAAGAACTATGCGACCTTTAATTTCAACATTTTAATTTATGACCTGTTGAATGAATATGTTGATGGAGACCCAATCAATTCTAACCAGTTGGATAGTTTGTCTTTATGCCAAGTTATTCTAACTGACTTCTACGCATTCTTCACAAACCAACTTACTAGTAGTGATTTCTTCTTGAATACGGCTGTGAATTACACACCCTTTATGGATAGATTTTCCCAAGATGTCTGTGGGGTTGAAGCGGTCATTACAATCACCGCCGAACAGACGGCTTGTATTCCAGTCAATATCCAAGAGCAGTTCTACTTATTGTTCCAAAATGGTTCAATATTTACAACTGAAGGTGGCGACCAAATCTTATATCAACAACAACCATAAAAAAATATTAAATAAAAAATAAAATGAGTAATTTAACAATATCACAATTACCAGAATGGACGGGGAATACCGAAGGGTTTTATTTTCCTGGTAATAATTCAGGTGAAACAACAACATACAAAATAACAAAGGAAACTTTGTTTTCAGGTGCGTCAGGAACTAGTGGCACATCGGGGACTTCTGGCACATCAGGAACTAGTGGAACATCAGGATTAGGTTTCAACTATCAGGGTGGTTGGCAGAACAACATAACTTATTACCTAAATGATGTTGTGTATTACAACGGGTCATCTTGGGTGGCTTTAACAACCATTTCAATAGGACAGAACCCACCTGATATAAACGCAAATTGGGGTGAAGTGGCAATCGCAGGAACATCAGGGACTTCAGGTATATCAGGAAGTAATGGTAGTTCAGGAACATCGGGTCAAGATGGAAGTTCAGGTTCATCAGGTCAAGATGGTAGTTCAGGAACATCAGGAACAAGTGGAATAAACGGACAAAGTGTAGATGTTTATAGTGGTGGAACTTTAGTAGTTCCAGCAGTATCAATCTTAAACTTTATTAGTGGTGCCACAATCACAAGTGGGGGAACAGGTGAAGCAGATGTTGTAATAAACATTCCTTCAGGTGATAATTTAACTTGGCAGGTTGTAGAAACCCCTATATCGTTTGACGCTGACGCACAGACATACTTAAACGCAGTATCAGCCGTAGTTGGTGATATTGGATATAACATTAGTGCGGCAACAAATAACTTCTTTACTGAATTAAAAGCGGCATCACTTTATAGTTCATTAAAAACTTTTTATCCATATCTGGGTAATACCGCTAATTCAACAAGAATAAATATGATTAGTCCAGGAACATTTGATATGACTTGGACGGGAACATTAAATTACATCAACGGGGTTGAAGCATCATCAACAGGCGAAGGTGATATGGGTATAACCCCTTCTGTTAGTATGACTTTCCCATCATTACAAATAGGATTTTATCTAATGGGATTTGGTGGAGCGGCAACTTGGAATGGTGGTTCTTATTATTATGGAAATGATATTGGAGCGACTGGTGGTGGATACACAGCAAATATAGTATGGTGGGGTGGTGATTTATACACAAGATGCGATATGTTTGATACTTCAAGTGATAGAATAGGTATTCCCAATACTGATATTAAAAATCAATTAGGTTGTGTTATTGGAAATAGGGATAGTTCAACAAACTTTAACCTATGGAGCAACGAAACAAAAGTAGCACAAAACAGCGTTAGTATGAGTTCTGCTGGATTACCAACAGGAACAATAAGGGTCTTTAACGCTACATCAGGAAGAAGGGATAATCAACACGGCTGTAGTTGGAGTGCTGATGGTATGACTGACGGACAAATACAGACCTTATCAACAATAGTGAATAAATATATGTCTAATATCGGCAGAGCAGTTAAAGTAAATTAAACTATGGCAAACAAATCTTTTATAGAATTATTACAGGCGGGTTCAACAAATAGGTTGGATACAATCGCTATGGTGAATAGTGGAACAACAGACACTTTCCAAATAAATAAACAATTTTTCTTAAGCAATCAAGTTCCATTCAAGTATGTAAATGGAAATGGAAATATTGCTACTATGTTCTGTAGTGATAATTCTATTACTGAAGGACAAATGTATTCTTCCATTTTAGGTGGATTACAACACAGAATAATCAGTAGTAGTGGTAATATCGGTGTTGGTAATACTATCGCTGGTGGTTGGCAAAATGGTATTAGTGCCCCTGGCTTTGGAAACTTTATCGCTGGTGGAAGACAAAACTTTATTGAAGGTGATAATGGTAGTAATTACAATTTTATTGGTGGTGGTTTTAGAAATACAATCAACACACAAAGTAGAAGCACAGGAGCATTAGTTGGTTCAGCAAATAGTAATGTTAGTGGTGATGCTGGATTTTGTTTAGGTGTTGGTGATAGTAATACTATTGGTTCAAGATTTAGTATTGTTGTTGGAACAAGTAATAATTCAGGTAGTCATACTTGGAGTTATATGATGGGACAAGCGAATAGTCATAGCACTAGTAATTCATTTGTAGGTTTTACTTTTGGTGCTAATAATCAACTATTAGGTGGAGCAAACTATAATGATTATCATTTTGGTTCAAGGGCTTCAGTATTAAAAACAACATATATCTATAACGAAAATAGTAGTAATGGAACATTAGGAACAACTACAGGTAGATATGCTGGTGCTAGTGATTTTAGTGGTGATTACTATGGTAGAAATAATAGCATTATTGCTTCTTATGAATGTTATTTATTTAACCCACAAGGTAATACAACAAGGGGAAATCATAACGGATTTTTATACGAACAAGGTTCAACCATTTCAGGTTCAACATTTACAGGGTTTATGTTTGGAACTGGTAATACCGCAAATGATAAAACCAACGCTATTGGTATTGGATTAAAGAATAGAACACTTATCGCTAATGATACAACACATTTAGAAGCACTTATTCTTATGACCCCACTTACAGAATACGCAAACAACGCAGCGGCGAAGTCAGGTGGATTGATAGACGGACAATTATACAGGGATAGTTCGGGTAGAATACACATAGTATTTACATAATAAAAATAATATAATAACATAACAATATGAATTACGGAAAAATAGAAATCAAACCACAAGTGGTAGAATTAAATGAACTTTACTTACAAAGCGTAAGTATTCATCAACACGGAGCACAGGTCATTTGTAGTGTGGTAAATACCACAGCACAAATTGGTAAAACCATCACATTAGATTTAACAACAGACGAATATAATGGTTGGGGTGATAATGATGAATATATTGAAACCCTTGTTTTATCTAAACTTGGTTTAGAAAAGGCATAACAACTTGAAACGGGAATGTGGATAAACCGCATTCCCTTTAATCATTATGGAAGAAGAACTATTAAACCTTATTGGTGAATATTTGGTTAAACAGGTAAAGGAACTTATCCTGACCCCGAAACCAAGATACACCAAGATTGGTAATATGCTGAAACCAACTAGCCCATATAATTTTAAGGCTACGGGTTCATTATACAATTCTGTATCTTATATTATTAGGGACGGCGAAATAGATATTCTTATGAACGATTATGGGGTTGATTTCGTATTTGGTGAAGGTTCTAAACCAAGTAAAAGACCACCCATAGCCCCGATTGAAAAGTGGGTTAGAGCCAAGATTGGACTAACAGGAGCACAAGCAAAAAGTATGGCATTCGCCGTCGCAACAAACTTAAAGAAAGTGGGATACAAGGGATACAGAATATTTACTGATGAGTTCCAAGAAGATACTGCCAAATATGTTTCAGGGTTATTAGAACAACCACAATATCAAGAAGCGGTGTTAGGGGACATATTTGATAGAATAAACATATTTGGAACAGAACAATATAATATAGCAATAGGATAATGATTACATTTTTATCACAACCAGAAACAATACAGCCAGTTTATTCTAACTTGGTTTATCAATTTCAATCAACAGCAGCAACAGACCCGTCATTATACAAATACAGATATGTTGTAAATGTTTATACACAAGAAGGACTAATAGCCGAACTTAAAATAACACCTTCAAGTCAAGGGTGGGGACAGATAGACCTTTCCCCAATTCTATTGAACTACACATCATCTAAACCCGTAAATATAGGGTGTTCGGGTGATACAGCAATTCAAGGAGCAGCGTGGGGTTATTTAAGAAACAATATGATTATCTACGACATCATCGTAGGTGAAGAATACGCAACAACACCAACAGGGGTAGTAGTAATTTATGATGGTAATGGTAATGTAGGAAATCCTGGTGTTAGAAGTGATGTATGTTATGCCACGAATGGTGTGAAGGAATGGTTCAACGGAAAGTATTATGACTTTGACCCGTTTTATTTAACAGGACAGACAGGAACTTTTCCACAATACACATCAAGATTTTTAACCAATTCCCCAAGAACAAGATACATTCGTCAGGGGGATTACGCATTACTGGCTGCTGTGAATTGGTTTGATACTACAGATGTATTACCTGCTCGTGAAATCTATTCTGCTTTATTCACATTCTACGATGATGGTGATAATGTAATTTCAACAGGAAGAACCTATAATGTAGAAAGCCTATGTGGAACAAGACCTAATTGTTCTTACTACGATGGATTTTGGGACACCCCTACAAATTGGACGGAACAACAAGTAGTTTATTTGGGGGTAGGAAGTCCTAACCTTGAAGAACACGGAATAAACATTCCTGCTACAACGAAATACTATAAGGTTGAATTAGAAGGAACATTAGAACAACCAACGCCGCCAACACCAGCGATAGATGATTTTGATGGTTGTAGTTGTGGAAACTACGACGCTGATAATTCGTTGGGTGAAGGTGAAGTAGAAATTGAATACTTGTCTTGTTTGGGTGAAGTAAGTTATATTACAATTCCATCAGGTCAAATAGGTAATTTCTGTGCTTGCCAGAACACACCAATCGTATCTTTGGGTGTTCCTTGTCCTATAATCTTTAATGGTATTTGTAATGATTGTGTTTGTAAGACATATCAAATTACCAACGCTGATGAAACAACACATTCCTATACTGGTTTAACTTGTTCGGGTGCTACATCATTTACAGGTTCAGTATCAGGTGATACAACAATCGTAGTATGTGGTTGTGAAGACAGCATAAGTGGAATAACAGGTTCTTTATCTATTGTTGAACTTGGGGATTGTCCTTTACCATTTTCTGCTGATTGTAGGGAGTTTGCTGTTGATACAAATGTAGGATATGTCTTGGATATTACTTATACGGGTTGTTGTGGAAATGAAATTACAATATCAGTTCCACCAGCAACATCGGTGGTGTTCTGTGCGAACAATCCATTCCCGACATCTGTATTATGGAATAGCACAATTTTAACGACTTGTTCGCCGACCCCTTGTCCTACGCCGACGCCACTACCGACCCCTGAAAGTATCCCAACAGGACAACCAATCGTGGCTGTAAATGTCTGCGATGGTGGTGTAATGTTCTTCCGTTATTCAGGTGATACAATCGCAGTAGGTCAATTTATCAATTATGAAAATACAATATACGAAATTACCGAAATCGGTGGTGGTGGATTTATTCAACTTACAGACCCATTTGTATTTGATACTGAAGCATCAGCATTATCTTCGTTCCCTTGTCCCCTTACTACAACTGGTTCTTGTTTAACAACAACCATCATTAGCGAACCATTCTACTTCTACTACGATGATACTTGTAGTCAAGGAAATAGGGTTGTGTTTTGGTTAAACAAACTTGGCGCTTGGGATAGTATGAACTTCAGGGCTCGTGAAGATGTGGGTTATTCTGTTGAAAAACAAGTAGTCCAAACCAACCCTGAATTGTATTCTGCTGGTTGGGACACACCATCTTACTTTGGTTGGAATAGTGAGCGTTCAGTATGGTCGCAGTTGGTAGGACAATCGGGGGTTCTTTATACTGACTATATGCCACAGGCAGAAACATTATGGTTAAGCGAAGAATTGACCCAATCCCCATCAGTTTATTTGGTTGGTGATAATGGTGTGTTAGAACCTGTTGTTATTACAAACACAGAAGTAATCAAACCGAACTACCAAATCAATTCAAGCAAATACCAATTCCAAATTGAATATAAATCGGCTTACGATACAATAAGACAAAATCACGAATAATATGATTGAACTATGGTTAAAATCAAACAACACGGGGGTATGGGAAAGTTTAGATACAGGAGCAGGTGTATCCATTTCAATAAACAAATCGTTTGAGGAAATTGAAGATTTCCAAACAAAGACATCTTCATATTCCAAGACATTTACAATACCCCAAACAGCAAAGAACAATAGGTTCTTCGCCGCAGCGTATAATGTGAATAGTGCCAATTTCAGTAATGATATTGTTATTCCTGCTGTGGTTAAATATGGTGGGGCTGATGTGTTTAATGGTTCTTGTAGATTAAATAAAATCATCAATTCACTTCAAGGTGGTTCGTATGAAATATTCCTTACACAGAACTTACCTGACTTGGCTTTAACCCTTCAGGAAGTAAAACTGACTGACTTGGATTTTTCAGGTTTAACCCACACTTTAAGTTATGATAATATTGTATCAACTTGGTCTTATACAGGTGGGTCTTACACGAACTACACAGGACTTACTGGTTCAATCGTTTATCCATTAGGGTTCTACGGATATGATGATACACAATACTATTCCAAGTTTGATTTATCTACATCAGGTTTCACTTTTTCAGGTGCTCCATTATCCCCTACACAATTTGCGCCTTGGGTTTCTGCCAAGTATCTTATTGATAGTATGTTTAACAGGGTTGGATTTACTTATGATAGTAATTTCTTGAATAGTGATTACTTCAACGGAATATTCTGTTTAGCCAAAACAAACCAATCACAAGGGGGACAAGTTGTATCTGGTTCAACAAAAAATGCCAACATCTTTAGTGTGAATTACACAAGGGTTTTATTAGATGATGCTGACGGAAACTTCTACCCTAATTTCAATAAAGGATTTGTATTCGTAAATGAATTGAATGACCCATTAAACATATTCAGTCCTGCCAGAAATGGTAGTTCTGCTGGTAGGGGAAACTTCTTCACAACCGCCGTAGCAGGAAACTACAAGTTTAAGGTTAGTTTCAACGCTCAAGTTGATAATTCAACTTTGCCGTGTTTTTTAGATATTGCGGTTAAAGATGTTGATGACGGAACATTATATTCACAAGTCAGGGGTATTGGTATTATCACACAAGGAACAGAAGTAAAAGATATGTATGTAAATGCTACAATACCTGCGGGTAGAAGGGTGGCTCTTTACTATACAAGACAAAGTGGGGGTGGAGACCCTACCGCTAGAATAAGATTTACTTTTCAGGCTTGGGAACTTTGGTCTTCACCTATTTTGATTGGTGATAAAGAATTGTTATTACAAGACAACCTACCTGATGAAACAACCTGTTTGGACTTTTTTAAGGGGATTGTAGATACTTTTAATCTAGTGGTAATACCTAATGGTGATAATTCACTTTTGATTGAAAGGTGGGACACTTATTTCAATTCAGGACAAGAACTAGATTGGAGCCAGAAATTAGATATTTCACAGGACTATACTATTGAACCAACAACATCTTTAACGAAAGAATATATCTTGAAGTATAAAGACAGCACGGACAGATATAGTCAAATCAACCAACAGGATAGAAACCAACAATTCGGGACTTATAGAAACATCAGTAATCTAGCGTATCATAGTGGAACGAAGATTATTGAAAGTCCATTTCAACCATTACCTATTTCTACTTTTGACGGAAACACAGAAAGTAATATTTTAGTTCCACACATCTACACTTGGAATAATGGTGCTAGTGGTAATACAGCACAATACACACCATTAGGAACTGAAATTATATTGGGTTTCTATAATGGATTATTGACTAGTTCAATTACGGGGACAACAACCCCTTACTATATTTTATCGGGAAATACAAGTATATCACATACAACATATCCTGCCATATCACACTTATCATCTTACGAATATTCACCATCAACATTTAGCGACCTGAACTTTGGAAATCAGTATGACTACTGGCAACCGATGAATGATACTTATGTTGGATTTACCTTGAATAGTGTATTCACTAATTTTTGGTCTAGTAGGGTAGAACAACTTTACGATAGTGGTGTAAAGATATTCAACGGGGTATTCAGGCTGACCCCAACTGAAATAAACAACTTATCGTTCAACGATAAGGTTTATTTCCTAAACGCTTGGTGGAGGTTATTATCTATGAATGACGCAGACATTACCGATATTAGTTTGGTGTCTTGTTCGTTCATTAAATTACCATTTGATAGTGTTGAAACACCTTTAATCGCACCGACATATCGTCAGGCACCATTCACACCACAACCGACCCCAACTGGTTCAACATATCAATATGTTATGTTTAGTTCCAACAACATAAATGCTATGTGTAGTGAAACATCACCACAAATAGTAGTATATTCTAACTGCTCTATATTGTCTGCTGGTTGTTCCGTGTTTAGTGATACGGGAGCAACAACCCCAATAATAGAAGGAACATTTATGAAACAAGTAGGGGACAATACTATTTATCAAGTGATAGAATATGGTATTCTAACAAACTTTACAACCTGTTAAACTATGGCGAAAGAAATTGGATTAAAAATAAAGATTACCAGCGATGGTAGTGAAAAGGTAATATCAAGTATTACCCAACTTGAAGATGAATTAAAAGTATTACAGAACACCCTGAAGACAGCGGAGTTTGGTAGTAGGCAGTTCAAGGAAGCAGCACAGAATATACAAATCTTAAAATCAAGGTTGGAAGATGTTGATAAAACGACTGAAGGTATTGGTGTTGAAAAAAGATTGCGTGCCATCGGTGATACAACTAACTTACTATCAGGTTCATTTCAGGCTTTAAGTGGGGTAGTTGGGACATTATCTAGTGATGAAGAAACATTAAAAGCCGTTCAAGACGCAGAAGCAAAGTCCTTGAATGTATTGAATATCGCTTTAGGTGTTAGAGCGGTAAATGAAGGTATATTAGAAAGTAAGATATTCCGTAGGGAACTTGCTGAAAAAGCCTTAAACATTACATCAAAAGCCTACATCGCAACCGCAAAGGGTGTATCAGCGGCGTTAGGTTTAGTTGGTATAGAAGCAGGTGTCGCATCAGCAGGGGTTAGAGCCCTTACATCAGCATTTGCTGCGTTGGGTCTTCCATTATTGATTATTGGTATTACCACTTTGGTTGAAAAGTTTAGTGAAGTGAATGCTGAAGCCCCAAAGATTAAAACTGCCAAAGAAGCGTATGATGATTTCAACAAGTCATTAGAAAAGACAAACGAACTACAAGATGCTCGTATTGGATATATTAAATCTATTGGTGAAAATGAAGCAGCACTACAAACTGACTTACAGAAAAACCAAGATGAATACAACAAAAGATTACAAAAACAAAGTGATTTATTCAGGGATTTAGAAATCGTCCAACAAGATATATTCATCGCCGAAAAAGATAGGGATAAAGATAGAACCGCTAGATTAAAAATTAGGGAAAAGGAAATCAAAGACAATCTTGATGCGAACTTGATTGCTACGATTAAACTTGAAACCGCTGTTAAAAATAGTGAAAAGGCGATTACTGATTTCCAAAAACAAGAAGAAGATAAAAGAAATGCGAAGTCAAAAGAAAATAGGGATAAAAGGGAACAATTCGCAATTCAAGAAATCCAAAAAAGATTAGAACTACAGAAACTTTATTTGGCTCAATTACAAGGTTTCGCAAACCAAGAAATAGAAGTTCAGGCTGAAGTGTTGGATAGGGTTAAAGAACTTATTGATAAACAGCAAGCCCTGATTGATGAAAGAAACCAATTCGCAAAGAAGGAAAGTGAAAAACTTACTGAAGATATAAACAGATTATTCTTTGATATAATCCCAACGGCAGAAGATGCTAAACTATTAGAAGATTTTTACATAAAAATCTTTGATAGAATTGGATTAAACTTTGAGAGATTACCGAAAGATGTGAAGATTACTTTTGATGATTTAATCAAGTTGTATAATGAACTTGGTGAAGAATTAAAAAACCCACTTGGAGCGGATTTTACACCTATTACTGCTGAAAGTGTTAAACTTACAGATGAAGCCAGACAGGGTTTATTAAACTATTTTAACACAATCCAAAGATTTACAACATCGTTGGCTGGTAAAGAAAACCAAGATTTAATAACCAAGTTTGTTGGTAAAGATACAAAAACTAAATTAGAAGAAGCAAATGTGTTTCTTAAAAAATTAGTTGATGAAGGGGTTAAACAATTAAGCGATGAAACATTATTAGCAGGTGAAGCAGAACAGAACCTAACAAAGTTCGTTAAAGAAAACTTGGGTCTTACTGAAAAAAGGGGTGCTAGAACTAAAACTGCCATCGCAGAACAAACAGCATATAATGAAAGGATACAAACATTCACTAAACTATTAGTTGATTTGGCTAAAAAGGAAGGTGATGTCGTAATTGAAAGTAATAAGGTTCGTGATAGTTTAGGACAACTAAAACTAGAAGCCGCAAGAAATGAAAACGCTTTAACCAGATTAAACACATTTACCACTTTATTTGGTAAAGATTTAATTGATTTAGATAAGAAACTTACTGATACTGAAATTGAAAACTTTGGTAAAAAACTTACTGATGCTTTTTCAACATCACAAGAAGCATTTACTGGTTTCATCAATAATGTAATCAATAACACAGATGGTTTAAGGGATAAATTACTTCGTGTAATTAGTCCCCAAGATTTCGTAAAGATAGTTCAAGACGCATCATTAGGATTAGAAAACCTTACATTCAAGTCAGCAGAAGAAATTGAAGGACTTATCAACATCATTAAAGAATTAGAAATATCTTTTGGTGAAGCAATAACTTCAGGTGAAGTAGATGGTGAAAAATTGGGTGTTGGATATAAAACATTCAGCGACATCTTGGATAAGTTAAATAAGAAACTTAAAGAAACTAATGATAATACCAAAGCACTTAAAAAGTCATTTCAAGAAACCTTTAGTGAAAGTGATTTCAAGAAGATTGCTGATATTATTTTATCATCATTTACGACCATTTCAAGTCAATTATCTAACATAGTTCAACAACAGAATAGTTTGTTGTTAGAACAATTACAATATCAACAGGAACAAGCATTATCCATTATCGGTGAAGCCAATACTGAAAGTGAAGAAGAAAACAAAAGGATATTGGAAGAAAGAGCGAAGGTTGAAAAAGAATATAGTAAGAAAAAGTTTGATGCCGAAAAGAAGGCTAGAGTTAGTGAATTACAATTTAGTTTAGCGAACGCCATAGCACAAGGGGCTCAAGCGATTATCAACACATACGCAACATTACCAACCGCAGCGGCAATACCATTTTCGTTGGTGTTGGCTGGTTTAACAGCAGCACAGGTTGCGGTAATCAACGACCAATTACAATTCACACAATCAAAAGCATACTTTGGTAGAACGGGTGGATTGGTGGAAGGTTCATCACACGATACTTATGGTGGTGGTGTTCCAACTATGTTGGAAGGTGGTGAGTTCATCTTAAACAGGGAAGCCGTTAGAGCCTACGGGGATACAATTTCAAGTATCAATACGGCTACTGGTGGAAAACCGATGTCTATTGATGATAGTAGAATAGTTCAAGCAATCGCTAAACAAAACTTATCTACAAAATCACCACTAAAGGCTTATGTTCTGTATAACGACATTCAGGACACTACAAAATTAAATAAAAAAATAGAACAATTAGCACGACTATAATGAAAGTATTTGAGTTAAAAATAGACGAAGAAGATGATATGTCTGGTATTCAGTATATCAGTATTGTAAAAGACCCTGCCACACAAATTGCTTGGGAAGTTTTCAACAATCAGGAAGAAGTTTCCTGTTCGCATAAAGACGATTTAACAGACGAAGCGTTGGCTTTGATTGATAATTATGGAATGGAAGTAAGCGATGAAGCATTCTTCAACGCCGAAATAAATGATATTGATGAATTGGTATTGGAAAACTTCGCTGTTCCATCAATCAATACTGACCCAAGAAAACAAAGTATTTGGGACGATAATAGTAATAACGCATCTGTTATTTCAAGATATATCTATATCGTGGATACAGGTGTAGGAGCACCCCTGATGCGAACATCAAGACAACTATGTAGAAAGATGTTATTGGCTCAAAGGGTTTGGTCTAAAGATGATATGGCAGCATATTCATTACAACTATCTTCACAAGGGGATACATTCAAGTTAGTTCCAAGAGCAAAGACAGCACCTAATGTGGATTTCTTCCAGTATAAAGCAGGAAACAGATGTCGTCATAAGTGGGCTCAAATTGATTTTCCAATAGGTATAGATGAAACTTATGAAACGGCATTATCAAAAATCCCTGTGAAAGCACAATCCGCTTTAACTAAAGGTCAAAATGTCGGTGGTTCTGGTCGTCCATTTATTAGTGAAGCCAGATACTTAAACAGAATGCCAACAAATATGTCGGCTCAAGATGAATTAAAACCAATCGGTTTTCATTTCGGTCTGTTTGTTTATCCAACAAGGTTCGCAGCATTAGTTGCTGAACCAACAGCAAAAATCATTTCTAAAGTAAAGTTAGGTATATTGGAAGGGTATTGTCCCGTTGATATAATGGACGACTATTACGAAGGAACTGGTGAAGTATTAGAAAAGTTTAAGGTTAGGGAAGCGTTCGCTGTTCCTACAAAAGAAATACAGGACACGGCACAAAGGGTTCTAAATTGGGTTGAAGAAAATGGTTGGGGAAGTTGTGGGACTGAAGTTGGTAAGATTAGAGCAAACCAACTGGCAAAAGGCGACAACATTTCCCTTGAAACCATTACAAGAATGTTTAGTTATTTATCCCGTCATAAAGTAGATTTGGAAAGTTCTAAATCTTACGATGATGGTTGTGGAAAACTTATGTATGATAGTTGGGGTGGTGAAGCGGCGTTAGGTTGGGCTGAAAGGGAAATGAAGAAGGCAACCGAAATGAATGTAATGTTTTCCGCTGATGACTTCAAGGGTGATATTACCGCAGTTGTATTCCAACCAAATCAAAAGATATACAGATGGGATAGTGAAACTAATACCCCTTATTATGTCTTTATGTCCCGTGATACTATTAGAAAGATGTTGATGAAATTATCAAGATTGAAACCTAAAAACCTTATCAACTACGAACATTCAGGAATGGTGTTTAGTGGTGATGATGTTTATACCTACGAAAATTGGTTGGTTGGTGATAATCCAAAGATGGATAAATCGTATGAAATATTCGGCAGGGAGTTTGAGCCTGGCACTTGGATTACAACAATTCATTTCAAGGACAGAAGGATTTTTGATGAGTTTGTATTATCCCAAAAGGCTAGTTCAATTTCATTAGAAGGTATGTTTGAGGAAGTCCCATTCAATTTCTTTGATGTTAAAAAAGAAGAAGCATTTATTGATGTTAGACCTGGTGAAAGTGAAAGTGATTATGTGGGTAGATGTGTTAGTTCAAGTGAAATGATGGGAGAGTTCCCTGATGAAAAACAACGACTAGCGGTATGTTATTCACAATACAAAGAAAAGTTTAATTTCCCAAAAGGAACTTGTTGGGAAGGTTATGAACCTTACGGAACTAAAATAGTTGATGGTCGTGAAGTTCCTAATTGTGTTCCAATCAAAGCGACTGAAGAGTTCATTACTGAATATATCCCCTATGAAGATATAGCAGAACAATATTGTAATTGTGATTATGGTTATACTGCTATTGGTTTCAAGATAGGTGATAGAAGTGAATACAAGTGTGTTGAAGAAAATAGCCAAGAGGCTATGGACTACAACGCAGCACAACTTGTTATGAAATTAGAAGCACTACTAAAAGAAATGGATAAATCTATGTCTTAAACATTTAAGTCGTATATTTATCATAAACAATAAAAAAAAAATAAACTATGAAAAATATTGAATTATTACAAAAAGTCGCTGACCTAGTTGGCTTTAAGTTTTCAAGTGTTTCCCATTCCTTCGCTGAAGTAGAATTAGATGGTGGCGTAATCATCACCAATTCAACTGAAGGGGAGTTTGTATTGGGTGATACTATTAGTGTTAAAAACGAAGACGGAACATTTACACAAGTAGGTTCTGGAACGCACAGATTGGCTGACGGAATGAAAATCTTTATCACAGATGAAGAAGGAAAGTTGGTTGAAATCAAAGACGCTATGGAAGACGAAGTAGAAGACGAAGGTGTGGTTATTGTTGATGCTGAAAAAGAAAAAATGGAAAGCACACAATTAGACGCATTAAAACAAGCGATACACGATGTATTGTTTGCGTTTGAAGCAAACACTAAAGAAATTGCTGACTTGAAAGCAGATTTACAAGCCTTCAAGAATGAAGCAAAACACGCTCCCTTAAAAGAGGATACTTTGATGTCTAACGCTTTTTCAAGCGACAGCAGGTATGAAATCTTGAAAAAGATGAAATTAAACAAATAAAAAAAAACAAAAAATTAAAAAACAATAATTATGAAAAATCTTAAAAACTTCAATTTTGATTTTGATACTACCGGAATGGTAGATTACTTGAACGCAAACGCAGATTTGCTATTATCAAAAATCGTTATAGACACTATTGAAAGTTCTACTTACAAAGTTGTTCCTAACATAAAGTTTGGCGAGTTAATTCCGGTATATGAAACGGGGGCGATTGACGACATCGCTTTTCCAGGTAATTCTTGTTCCTTCACAGGCGGAACTATTGAATTGACTGAAAGAGAATTAAAGGTATGCCAATACAACATACAAAAGAACTGGTGTGATGATGAATTGAATAGAACAATTATGTCTATTAGATTATCACCAGGTTCTTACCCACCTAACTTGGCTCCTTCAGTAGAAGAAGCGTTTATGAATGATATTGCGAAGAAGGCTTCGGTTTATGCTTCAAGAAAGTTTTGGAACGCTGAAACGGCTACTGATGGTTGTTCTGGTGTGATAGAGCAGTTGGAAAGCGCACCTTTCACCGCTGAAACTATCGGCATCAACTATACAGCGATGACCCCATCTAATGCGGTTGCTGTGAGTGATGCTTACATCTTGAACTTACCTGCTCCATTAAAGGTAATCAATACCATTATGGCGTTGAACCACAACGATTTCCAAGCACTTCAGTTGGCTTTAAGAAACCAAAACTTATTCAACTTTAACCCAATTACTTTGGCGAACGGACAAATGGCAATCCAAATCCCATTCACAAATGTAATCGCTATTTCTTGTGAAATCGCTGCTGGTTATATGGTTTTGACTAACGCTGAAAACTTGATGATGGGAACTGACTTGTTGAGCGACATTTCTTCACCTATTTCTTGGTATTCCCTTGATTTTCAACAGACTAGATTGAAATTGGCTATGAAAATTGGTTCTGCTGTAGGTATTCCTTCACAGGTAGTTTTCGCATCGTAATAAAAAACAATCACATTCCTAATGGTTTATAGTCCTACGGGGCTATAAACCAAATAAGGAAGATAAAAAAATAACAAAAAATATAATAACATAAAATTATGGCTTCTAATTGTATTATCACAAGCGGACTAGCACTTGCTAGTTGTGTAAATAATGTTCCTGGTATTGACGAATTATTCGTTTTAACATCTACAGGAACTTCTACAGACGCACAATTCGCTTCAATCACTTACGACCCTGATGGGTATATCACATCATTTTCAGCGGCTACTACAGGTTTAACTTTCCAACAAATAGATTTAGTTAGAAATAGTAGTGCTGCGTTGAATGAAGAAACATCAATCAACTTACCATCACTAGGTTTCACATTCCTTACTAAACTTTTATTCACAATTCCTGGTTATTCACAGGAAAACACTAACCTTTACCAACAAATCGTAAAGAACACACAATCTTACTTCATCGTAAAGTTGAAGACAGGTAAGTTTTTCTTGGCGGGTGCTGATGTAAATGGTGGTGGCGGAATGTATGTTGAAACAGCAACAATAACTTCAGGTTCATTACCAGGAGACGACCAGTTGTATTCAATCGGTTTGACTTCACAAAGTTCAATCAGCGTTCCTGAAATGTTAGTATCTACTACCTTGTCTGCTTTCGTAGCAGGTTCAGGTTTCGGTTTATACTACAACAACTAATTAAAAAAATACTTTTTAATGGGGGGTAAAAACCCCCATTTTTTTAAGCCAATTATGTTGGAAGTAATCAAAGATATTAGGGTTAGAAAGGACAACACTTATGTCCCAATAACACGATATATTTTAACAAACTTGCGACTTGATTTACATAGTGAAATAATTACAATAAAGGTTCTATTCTACAGGAATGATGACCTAATATTTACCAAGTTATTTAATATGGGTAAATGTGGTGATACGAATGTGAATGACCTAATCAAACAGGTTCATCAACAAATACAAAATGAAGGTTAAATCATTACTTACCCAATACTTCCAAGGCGAACAAGTGTATAACTACGGGGCTCAAGTTCCACCAATTTTATTTCCTGACCCAACACCACCGCCAAGTCCAAGTCCAACGCCTACGCCTTCAATCACCCCAAGTATTACACCTACGAATACTGCGACACCTACAACCACACCGACTAACACAACCACACCAACCAACACACCAACGACTACAAGGACGCCTACACCGACAAGAACGGCTACGATGACCCCAACACCCACGATGACCCCAACATCATCACCAGCAGTCCCGTATCAAACGGGATTATTGGCTATTGATTGTGGTGGTGGAATATACACAGGTGGAGTTTCCGTTAGTGTGAATGGAACATTAGTTCCAATTTTATCTACTGGTGGAACAATAGGTAATGGTTCTTGTGTAAATCTACAGATTAGAAACAATACAGCCATAATTTATCAAATAACTTATGGTGGTGGATTTTCAGGTTGTTCTTCACCTGGTTTTGTTTATGATGAAGTTAGGAATATAAACTTTGCTTACAACGCACTTATTGGTTCTTTTGGTGGATATGACTACTTGGAACAATATTATCAAGGTGGTTCTTTAATTTCAGGAACTACAAAACAAACCGCTATTGTAAATCCTGCCGCTGACTTGGGTAATGGTTGTCCTACACAAGATTTAGATTTGGTTGTAAGGTTCTACATTCAAGGTGGTATTGTTCCAAGTCCAACCCCAACGAATACACCAAGTATCACCCCAACGAATACTATGACCCCTTCACCAACCTAAATATTATGATATACATAGAACAAAACGCAGTCAATAACATCTTCGTAAATGTATCCCAATACAAGACGGGAAACTTTGGTGCTAATCCAAAATACCTGTGGAGATTACAGAACGCTCAAGGTAGAAATATTGTATCGTTTTATCCTGAAAATAGCACAAATACTTATCCAAGTGCCTATACTGGTCGTTATGATGTATTCACATTTAACACATTTAAGAACCAACCTGAAAACTATATTTATAGTGCGGGAACTGATTGTAATTTACACCTTGTAAATGAAAACCAATATTGGTTAGGGATTTATGAAATGCCACCTAATTCAACATCATTAAATCCTTCAGGTGAAAAGTTGTTGAATAGTTTAGCGTTTATATTTGTTCCTGTTGAAAACGAGTTCTATACAGGTAATACTGCTAATGTCGCACCTAATAAAATCTACTATAAGAATGGTGATGGTATAACACCTACGCCTACAATTTCCCTTACCCCTTCACACACACCGACCCCTTCAATAACCCCGTCAATTACACCTACGAACACAGCGACACCAACACAAACGCCTACCAATACACAGACACCTTCTATTACCCCGACAATTACCCCTACAAACACGGAAACGCCTACACAGACGCCTACGACTACACAAACACCTACGACTACACAGACACCGACTAATACTGAAACGCCTACGCAGACACCAACTAATACGGAAACACCTACGCAGACACCAACTAATACGGAAACACCTACGCAGACGCCGACCCCAACACAGACACCTACAAACACGGAAACGCCAACGCCAACGCCTTCAATTACGGCAACATCTACTTTAACACCGACCCCGACAATTACCCCTACAAACACGGAAACGCCTACACAGACGCCTACAGAAACGCCCACTAACACACCAACAACAACTTTAACCCCTAGTCCTACCCCTTCAATAACACCGACTTACACACCAACGCCAACGAGCACCCCTGTTGAACTTTGGGTGGCTGCTGGTGATAGTTCTACTAAAGTTGTGTATTCTAGAGATGGTTTAGTTTGGAGTGCGGGCACAGGTTCAAGTTTAAGTATAGTAGCACAAGCAGTAGCAACAAATGGTTCAAGGTGGGTGGCAGTTGGAGCAGGTAGTCCTAGTGATGGTTTATATTCTAATGATGGTATAAGTTGGACTGGTTCAAGTAATTTAGGTTCTTTTTTAAGTATTTCGGCATTTGGTGTTGCGTATGGTGATGGTAAGTTTATTGCTGCTGGAGCAACAACGCAACCTTTAGCAGTATCTTATGATGGTGATGTCTATAGTGCTACAACTAACGCTCTTTCTTTGATGCCTAGTGGTTGTGATGATATTGCTTATGATGGTTCTAAATGGGTTGCTGTTGGTGGTAGTAATAAAATAATATATTCAACTGACGGGTTTATTTGGAGCGCATCTACGAATGCCACTAGTATATTTAACAATAATGTAAAAGGCATCGCTACTAATGGTAGTAGATGGATTGCTGGAGCGCAGGGAACAAATAGATTAGGTTATTCCAACGATGGTATAACTTGGTCTGCTTCTACAAATGGTAATAGTATCTTTACTACATCTTGTCTTGGTATTGCTTGGAATGGTTCTATATTTGTTGCGGCAGGACAGGGAACAAATACTTTAGGTTATTCTACTGATGGTTTGACTTGGAGCGCATCTACAAATGGTAATAGTATAATTAGTAGTTATGGTTCTAGTGTTGCTTGGAATGGTTCTATATTTGTTGCGGTAGGACAGGGAACAAATACAATAGCAATATCTAACGATGGTATTACTTGGAGCGCTACAACAAACGGAAATAGTTTAATAACAACAGCGGGTTATGGTATAGCATCTAAACCAGGCCCTAATATGTTTCCACCAAGATAAAATCTACTACAAACAATAAAGGAATAACATATATTTATAGAATATGGAAAACATACAGAAACCAATAGAACCTAAAATCCATTCGTTTAATGTTGATTATCAAATCAACAGATTAGACACCCGTGAAAATAGGGAAGCAACAGAAAGGTCTAAACCCTGGATACTTTGGGGATTACGAAATGATTACCCACAATTTATCCTTCAAGTAAAAGAACATTCACCTACGATGTCGGTGGCTATTGATGCTAAAGTAAATATGACCTATGGTGATGGTGTGGAAATTGAAGATTTGGGAAATGTATTGGTGAATAGATACGAAACCATTAGTGAATTATATTACAAGATTTTTTATGATATTTGGTTATTTGGTGGTTATAGTTTGGAAGTAATTAAAAGCCGTGATGGAAGTAGAATTGAAAGTATCTACCACATTCCATTCCAAGATGTTCGTGTTGGAAAACAAGATGTAGAAATACACAATAGGGAAAATGGTGTTTTTTATGTTTGTGAAGATTGGCAGAACACACAACAAAAAAGATTAGTTGTAAAGTTCCAATCATTAAATATGGAAACCCGTGAAGGTCGTGAAATGGTATATTGGAAAGATTATACCCCAACGATGAATAG